CTCGAACGTTTGGCGGAGGAATTGGTCGAGTTCCTGCCAGGTCGATTCCCGACCCGGATCGCCGTGGATCTGGGTGAAGGCGATGAGCCAGGACTCCTCTCCTGCTCCGAACCCGTGGACGGCCACCTCAAGGCGATCGCCCTGGACGTCTACGCCTGCCGTGAGGACACCTACGCCGTTCGGCACCTCGGCTGGATAGCGCTCGGCGCGGGCAAGAATGTGATCTGGCTCGACGGCTTCTCCCCGCTCTTCCCAGGTCTCGCCAAGGACCGTGTTCACCCAGGTCTTGAGCCGGAAGGGATCATCCTTCGCGTCGAGGAACTCCTCGACACATTCTCGCCAGGATTTCCAGCCAAGCGGGCTATAGAGGCCGGAGAGATGAAAGCCCACGGTGCGGCCGTCCCCTTCGGCGGTGGAGCGCCACTCACCCCGCTGGAGCATCTGGGTCTTGTGCCTCTCTTCGACCAGCTCTCCGCAACCCGCACAGTAGAGCCGAACCGTGTCGGCGCGGCGTTCCTCCCAACGGAGATTCGACCACCGGATCCAGTCCATGTGGCCGCAAAGGGGACACGGGACGAAGTAGCGGCGCTGGTCTGAGGCGAGGAATTCCCGTTCTATGCGTGAGAACCCCTTGAGAGTCGGGGTGCTCACGAGAAACACCTTCCGTCGGGCGAAGGTCGTGGTTCGCTTCTCGGCGAGGGACACAGGGTCACCTTGGCCATCCACGTCGCCGGGATACTCATCCACCTCGTCCATGAAGAGGTTGCGGATCGGCATGGATCGAAGCCCGGAGCCCGAGTTGGCTCCCGTGATGATGAGAAGCCCGCCCTCAAACTCCTTTACGAACATCGTGTTTCCCGAGTCGCGCGATCGGCTGGCGGCAACACGCTCTCGAAGCACAGGAGTAGCCTCGATCATCGGGGCGATCCGCTGCTTGGAGACCCGCTTCGCGACCTCGACCGTGGGCTCGATGTAAAGAGTCGGAGCGGGGGCGTGGTGAATGAGGTACCCGAGCCAGTTGTTCCCGGACTCCGTCGCTCCAATCTGCGCGCCCTTCATGAGCACAACGCGTTGCACAGGGTTGAGTGAGGACAGCGTGTCCATGACTTCCCGGAGATATGGGGTCCGGCTCGTGCGCCATCGTCCAGGCTCGGCGGACCCCTTGCCACTCAGCATTCGGTGCTGGTCTGCCCACTCACTCACCGTGAGGGAAGGCTCTGGCTTCCATCCCTTGCATGCCGGCCGGACCCACGCGTCAAGGGAGGTCGGTTTCATCAGTCCTCCCAAACGTGACAGGCTGCGAAAGCTCCTCGCAGACCCTCCGGAGCTCCTCGGTCAGTACCTTGTGAACTTCAGAGAGGTCAGTGAGGCCAGCAACGACGGCGGCGATGCGGTCCGGGATGGCGAGGAGGAGGTCGCGAGCACGGCGATTGGTATTGAAAGCTGCGACTCTGACCTCGTCGATTGGGATGAGCTTGCCGGTCTTGATCTTGAGGTCGAGTTCCTTGAGTCGCGCCTCGAAGGTCTCCCGAGCCGCTCGGGCCTTCGCAAACGTCAGGGTTTCCGGAGACCCCTGGGCCCTAGCAGGCAGGTCAACAATGGGTGCTGGGTAGGCCGGCCTGGGGGTAGGTGCGACGCTACTCCGAGGCTTCGATTCGTCGGTATTGGCTTGCCATTGGGAGTCGGCCAGGTTGGGGTCGATGTTCCCGCCGACCACCGTAATGCGTCCGCTCTTGATCGCCTTGCGGACCGCCGCCGGAGTAACACCTCGATGCCTCGCGTAGGCGCGAATCCCCATGGTTTGGGTCACCGGGCTACTCCGCAGCCTCGCGGTCGGCCTTGTCTCCGGTAAGCTTCTCCCAACGCTGGACGATTACGTCGCAGTACGCTGGATCGAGCTCCATCAGGAAGGAATGCCTCCCAGTCTGCTCGGCACCGACGAGCGTCGAGCCGCTCCCACCAAAGAGGTCGAGCACGTTCTCCCCGGGAGTGGAGGAGTACTGAATGGCGCGCAAGGCGAGCTCGACCGGCTTTTCGGTGAGGTGGACCATGCTCTGAGGGTTGATCTTCTTGACCGCCCACACGTCCATGGCATTCGCAGGACCAAAGAACTTGTGGGCACTGCCCTCCCGCCACCCGTAAAACGCCCACTCGTGATTGCCCATGAAGTCCTTCCGTGTCAGCACGGGGTGTTCTTTGACCCAGATGATCGACTGACTGAAATAGAGCCCGTTCGCCTTGAGCGCCGGAGGGTAATTGGCGCAGTTGGCGTAACCTCCCCAGATGTAGAAGGACCGGCCAGGCAGAAGGGCGCGGGCGATGTTCCGGAACCAAGCGAGTAGCAGTTCTTCGAATCTCTCGTCAGAAACGAAATCGTTAGCTAGTGGGCGGTCCTTGGGTCGCATCTTACCGGTCGGCTTGGCCTTCTCAGGGTGGCGCGCAACGTCGAGCTTCTGGTGGTGGGTGGGGGTGAAGGTCGAAAGTCCGGCTGCGATCGCGTTGTTGGAGCGAGGCTCAACCTTCACGTTGTAGGGCGGATCCGTGTTCACCAGGTGCACCTGAGCGCCAGCTAGGAGCCGGTCCACGGCAATGGGATCTGAGGAATCTCCACAGAGCAGACGGTGATTCCCAAGGACCCACAGGTCCCCCGGCCTGGACACCGGGTCGTCTGGGGGGTCTGGCGCGGGAGTTTCCTCGTCGGGCTCTCCGTCCAACAACGCGTTCAGCTCCCCGAGATCAAATCCGGTGAGCTCAAGGTTGAAGTCCAAGCCCTCGAGCGCCTTCAGCTCCTCCGCCAAGAGGTCCTCGTCCCAGCCAGCGTCGAGGGCCAGTCTGTTGTCCGCGATGACGTAGGCGCGCTTCTGCGCTTCGCTGAGGTGCGTGAGCTCGATCACTGGAACGGTAGTCATTCCAAGCTCGCGAGCAGCCATCAGACGTCCATGCCCGGCGACGATGCCGGCGTTGCCATCGACGAGGATGGGGTTGGTCCAGCCAAACTCGATCAGGCTGGCCGCGATCTTGGAGACCTGCTCCGGGCTGTGGGTGCGTGGGTTTCGGGCGTACGGGACCACTTTCTCGATCGGCCATTCCTCAATCTGTCCGGGCATCCGCACGTCGCTTGCTTTCGCCATCACCCCACCCCCTCGGACCCCGGGTACCAGGTACCCGGGTACTTGCTGAAAGCTGCCGACGCTAGCGGCACCTCGCGGTCGCCGTCACCCTCACCACATCGGCCCGGAAGTACCTACGCCAAAGACTTCTGCCAGTCCGCCCACGCAAGAAACAGCGCACGAACGCTGATCGCCCGGGCGGTGACACTGTGACAAGGGGCATCTGGACGCGCCGAACTGGACGCGACACGATCCGTGACCACACGCCAGTGTCACGCTTGAGAAAGGTATGAAATGGGGCCTCAGTAAGCGCGATGTCACGACGTCACCGCCGGGCTTGAGCTAACAACCAGTGCACTCTGGTCGGGAAATCGAAGAACACTTGGCAGGTAGCGCTCGAATGCATCACGACATGCTTCAAGGTCGTAGCCCTTCGCTCGCTCTTGTCCCAGTCGTAGAGTCCTTGGGCTGACGCCTTCGAACGGTCTCAAGAGGTTCGCGGCCTTGTTGACCGTGATTGGATTCCCCTGGTACCAGTTCGACCAGGGGCGCTCCTCCATGGAAACCAACCTCGCAGTGAAAGCCTTTGAGGAGATACGTCCGTTGTTAGCCAGGAGCACATCCCTCAGATCGGAGAGGAGTAGGAGTGACGGGGAGTCGTCGGGGATGCCATCGTTTCCAGAGAGAACAATCGCGGCAAGGCGGGCGCGATTCGACCAAACATCGCCAATAGAATCTGAAATCGCTAGCAGGGGCTCCCAAAAATCTGCGGCACGGTCGTTCAGGCTGTCGGGAACCCTAGCCTCCCATTTCCGGAGGGTATCGACATTGTCCATCGCCCAACGGGCCGCCATCCCACGAAGTGGATGAAGGACTTCTCGAGCTTGACGTCGGCGGAGCCGTTCCACAGCCTCATCTGTCCTTCTCTTGAGCCGAACGACGATCGAGCGGTCCTCAAGAGTCCCGGGCAGGGCTCCGATCAAAGAAATGGTTTTGGCTCCGAAGACGGAAAATCGGCGCGGCTCCTGCTTCTCCCCGACGATGCGGTACACATAGGCGTTCTCGCGCTGAAC